CGAGTGAGATTATACACGACCGCTGGAATTGCTTTTACCACCCGCTAGTAGGTTTATCACCCGTCGTGGCATGCAAGGTGTCAGTAGATAACGGGCTTGCTATACAGGCAAACAGCAGAACATTTTTTAAGAATCAGTCGCGCCCATCTGGAATATTAACAACGCCGGGGTCAATCAGTGAAGAGACGGCAAAGTTGATTAGGGAGCGATGGAATTCAGCTTATGGCGGGCAAAATCAAGGCGGTACAGCTGTTCTTGGCGATGATATGAAATATCAGACCGTAACAATGTCTGCTGCGGATTCTCAACTTATTGAGCAATTGCGTCTTTCTGCTGAAATAGTATGCAGTGCTTTTAAAATGCCGCCTTTCCTTATTGGGCTGGCCTCTTTGCCTAATAACATGAAGGTAGAAGATTTGAATGAAATCTACTATTCAGGTTGTTTGCAGACCCTGATTGAGGCAATAGAAAATCTGCTTACACAAGAGGTTGTAACAGACAAAAAGGTTAGCATTGAGTTTGACCTTGATTCTTTAATAAGGATGAATAGTACAACCTTAATGGGGATGTTAAAAGAAGGGGTAAGTTCAGCGCTTATGACTCCCAACGAGGCGCGCCAGCGTATTGGTTTGTGTCCTGTTGAGGGGGGTGATACGCCTTATTTACAGCAGCAAAACTTTTCATTAAGCGCCTTGGCTAAACGCGACGCCAAGGAAGACCCTTTTGCTGGCAAAACTGCGAAAAACATGCCCGCTGAATCAGAAATAGCTTTCAAAGCAGCGTATGCTGGGGTTTTTAACAAGGAGGTGCCTTATTTAAAAGGACAGTTTGTTACAAAGAGCGGTTCACTGTGGGCTGTTTTAAATGACCATTGCGGTGATTTTGACCATGCTAACTTTAAATTGTGTTCCAAGGACTGGATAAAATGAGTATTGTAGCTTTAAGTGAAGTGAAACAACACTTGCGTTACGATGACAGTGAGAGTGACGTTATTCTTGAACTGTATATTAACGCTGCTGAGGCTTTTATTAAGAAATACCTGAACCAGACCGATGTTGATTTATCCAACATAGCCATTAAACAAGCAGCCCTGTTGCTGATTGGTCACTGGGATGCTGACAGAAACGGCGGCTCAAGTGAATTACCAAATGGCCAGCACCTGCCATCTGCGGTATTGGCACTGCTGGAGCCGTTTCGCATGCCGCTGGTGGTGTGATATGCGTGCAGGGCTGTTAAGAACGCGCATAACCGTTATGCAACCAATTGGCGGCAAGGATGTGAATGGTGCAGTCACGCAGGATTGGGCTGAATTTGGGAGGTTGTGGGCGGATGTACGCAATAAATCAGGGCTTGAAACCATTAAGGCAGACAAGGTAACTGGTATTGTCAGGGTAAGTATTAGGGTTCGGTACAACACTAAATTAAATAATGCTATGCGTGTCATTGTTAATAATGTAATTTATAATATCAAGGCAGTAATGCATGACGTAAATTCACGTGAGTACACGGATTTGATTTGTGAAACTGTTACCTGACGCCTTGTGATAGCAATGGCGAAGAATAACTATTGCTTGACTAAATAAATTACGGATAATATGAAGTTTTAACAAGATGGAGCATAGGATGAAATACTTATTGAGTATTGCAACAGCATTCCTGCTGTCTGCTTGTGTAATACCAACTCTACCCGCTTATAATTATAACGGCGAGACCAAAAATATTAGCATCCCAAAGGAAGGAGAGGTAAATACTGTTTCTCTTGGTGAGGATTTGTTGCAACAAGGGCAGATTTCAGTACGCGACGCCTTGCATTTTGAGACATCAGTAAATATCACTCGTTATTTTACCGCCTCAGCGGGGGATTATTTTAAAATTGGTGAAAATGATAAAGGGCAATATTTTGACGCAACAAGTACAAATGGAAGCTCAATAGTTAGAGGAGCTATGGGCAATAATGCGATGGCGTTAATGGTAACTAAAGAAAATAAGGTGTGTGTGATCACTATGCAAATGGCAGCATTAGTTTGTGATAATTCGCTGGTTCCAGTAATACAGCCGGCAAATGCAGTGACAACAAATAATTTCCAACAGTCATTAATTTATAATGGTCGAGTCGGCAATAAAATTAATATCGGCTATCGTGAGACCTCAGGTAATTTAGCTAGACCGGCATTTTCCAATAATGTTGAATATGATTTGAGTGTATCAAACATCATTGCGTATAAAGGGGCTAGGCTGGAGGTTTTGAATGCTACAAATCAGAGTATTACCTATCGTGTAATTAAAAACTTTAATTCAGGGCTGGATAAAACAACTAATGCAGACCAAATACGAGGGCTAAACCCAATAAATTAAATTTTTAATAAACATAACCACTCTTCGGGGTGGTTTTTATTGACAAACTAATTTAGTATTGGCATGATTGATTTATGAGGTTTCAAAGCCTCTCAAAAGTCGGTAATCACCCCGTCAGTGTGATTTTTTTGTGTCCATGATTCTATCAATGTCTACTTATCCAATTGGCATTTGATTCCTTTATGGCCGAGAGGGTGAAGAATACAATACCTGCATTGCAGGGAATAATTCCAGCCTTACTTTTGGGGTCTTTGAACCTCTTGGCCACCCGTTAGGGTTAATTTCAAAGTAATATCAAAAGGAATCTATCATGAACGCATCTTTTTTTGTCCCAGTATTTTCAGGCAGCTTTAACACTCAAACCCAATTGCTTTGTAATGCGCGCGATTTGCATAAAGCTTTGCAAGTTGGACGTAAGTTTGCAACATGGATTACGGAACGCATTAAAGAGTATGGTTTTATTGAAAATCAAGACTATATATTGATATCCCAAAATGGGGAAATCAAAACTGGTCGAGGTGGAGATAGAAGAAGTAAAGATTATCACCTCACGCTAAATATGGCTAAAGAGATGGCGATGGTTGAGAAAACCGAAATCGGTCGCCAAGTCCGTCGCTATTTTATTCGGTGTGAAGAAGAGCGGTATGGCAGCATGAGCCACGTGGCCATTAACCACCTAATCAGCAAAGAGCAAGCCGACAACATACAGTTAGCAGTTGAGCAGCGCAGCCAGCGTACAGGCGAATCGTATCAGAAAATATATGCCGGCTTACATGCTTACCTAAGAATCGATAGCTACAGAACCATGCCGGTAGAGCACTACACCGCAGCACTGAAATACTTGGAAAGCGTGCCAGATGCGCCGGAGCTGTTTAAACCGGCTGTTACCGACGGGCAAGTGTTGCCTAACATCAACAAAGATGGTAGATGGCTGGTGATAGTTAAAAACAGCATAGCTACCCATGTTGAAAATATAAATGGTTACAACTGTATCAATGTGGATGTGTTTAAAAAATTACGGATGCAAACAAAGCAACAAGCTGAATACTTACTGGAATTAGCAAAACGGATGAGAGCAATAGACGGTGAGTGCAGCAATTCACGACTAGATGTGCCTATTGAAGAGTTGCACCCTAACTTTATTATTTGATTATGTAACAGATTCAAGCCAGCCTAGTGCTGGCTTTTTTATTGGAGTGTTTATGCTTAAATTAGATGTTGATTTATCTGAATTGAATAACCAATTAGACGGTATTTCTGACAGAGTGCAAAAGAATCTAAGGCGGGCGGTGTATGAGGGGGCAGTTCTAATCAGGGATGAGGCGATTAAGCTGGCGGGAGTTAGTAAAAAGCCGCATATTTTTCGCTCCGGTCGCTTGGACAGGGATACAGGCAAAATGGTTTGGGATGGTTCGCCGTACGAGTTTAATCCCGGGGACTTGAAAAAAAGTATTTATATCGCTTTTGCCAAGGATAAGAGTATTGAGGGTGAGCGTGTGGAATATGATATTTCATTCCGTAAAAACACTTCGTATGGTGTACAGGGGCAGAGTGTACCTTATGCGTACTGGCAAGAATTGGGCAGAGCGATAGAGTATGGTGGGCCTAAAGTGATTGCGCACCCTTTTTTACGCCCAGCTTTTGATAAAAAGAGATTGCAGACTAGGGCTTTAATAACTAAAGCATTACAGGACGCGGCAAATGGAAAAACAGCTAATAATGGCGATTAATGCTGCTTTGCCTAATATCCCTGTTTACTGGGGGTTTGCAAATGATGCAGCGCAAGCACCATTTATTGTCTTGCAGTGGGTAGGTGGTGCAGGGTATCTGTTTATGGACTATCAGACTTCGGGCGGTTTTGAACGACGTTTGCAAGTAGCCGCTTGGGCAGAAACGTATATAGCTGCAAATGAGTATATTCGGGCAATTCAAGAGGCACTACTGCGCTTACCGGTAGTTAGTGCCATTGATGCGCCTATAGATACATATGATTATGAGATGTCGGTTTATGGCAGTCACATGGATTTTACGGTGATTACCTGAAATAAACCGGTTAATTTGTTATACGGCCTTGTGGCCGTTTTTTATTTATTGAGAGGTGCAATATGGCAGCACAATTGCCTGATGGTTCTAAACTTTATATTGAAAAAGGCCGCGATACTCCGATTAGTATTACCAGTATAAGCAATGCTAATCCGGCGGTTGCAACGGCAGCTAATCATACTTTGGCTACTGGAGATTATATTGAGCTTGTAAGTGGCTGGAGCGGCATCACTATGCGCATTGTCCGTGTTGGTAAAGTAACTAAAGATACGTTTGAGCTAGAGGGTATTAACACAAGTAAGGTTGAGGATTTTCCAGTTGGCGGCGGCAAGGGTAGCGCACGCAAGATTCTTGAGAGAGTGCAGATTACACAGGTTCTGGAGTTTAATACTTCTGGTGGTGAGCAGCAGTATGCTACTTTCCAGTTTCTGGAAGATAATTTTGAGCGAAAGTTGCCTACCATCACATCTGCGCAATCAATTGATCTTGGTATTGCCGATGACCCTACGCTTGATGGTTACAAAGCGCTTAAAGAGGCTAAGGACAATCGCGGGAATTATGCAGTATTTCTGGAATTGTGCAGCGGCTCAACTATTGCGTATAACGCGGCAGTGTCATTAAACGAGACGCCAAAA